TGGCGCCGAGCCTCGGTTCGATTCCGAGCAAGACTACCACTTTGGGCCGGTAGCATAATGGTATTGCATCTCCTTTGCAAGGAGAAGATTGCAGGTTCAAATCCTGTCCGGTCCACCACTTTCCTAAGGTCTTGGCTGCCAACGGCATGAAATTACTTTCATCGACCGTTGGCTACCAACGCTTTGGGTAATTCAAAGTGTTTTACTTTGAGCCATATTATGCTAGAATGGTACCATGAAGTACCGTCTCACCATGGCCGCAATCGCGGCTCTTCTGACCGCCACGTCTGCCCTAGCTCTGGACGACGCCGGCCGTACCAACCTCATCGAATCGCTCGTGCGTGTGGAATCCAACGGCCGTCCCGGCCTCGTGGGTGACTCCGGAAAGGCCTACGGCATCCTTCAGGTTCATCCTGAGATGGTTCGTGAGGCCAACCGTATCAGCCATAAGGCGTACACCCACGAGGACATGTTTGATGCTCGTAAGGCCAGAGAGGTGGCCTACATCGTGCTCAGCCACTACGACGCCCACATCAATCAGGTCACCGGCCATACTGCCACCGCCAAGCAGCTTTCCTTCATCTGGAACGGCGGCGGGGCCTCATGGAAACGAGTCCAATCTCCCAGAAACGACTCAAAGCAAAACAACCTTGAAAAGTACTGGTCTAAAGTGTCCAGTCGATAAATAAACCTTGAGCATCGGGTCTATTGAGCTCTCTCCAATACAAGGCAGCAACTCGCTGATCTTCGGCCGCTTCCATGGCGGCCAACATACTTAAAACTGCGAGAGTGAGCTCAATAGACCTGATGCTTTTTTATTGTACATTTTGTGCAAAGCATGGTAGAGTAACTTTATGATGAATACTGAAATGAAAATTGAATACACGAGGGCGGGGCTTCTTGATATGCTCCATGCTGGGTACACCACTGTCACTTTCACCAAGGCCGATGGCTCCGAGAGAGTCATGGTGTGCACGCTGCGAAGCGATCTTCTTCCCGATGAGCCCCCGGCGGCTGCGCCGAAGGACCCCGCAGACGCCAAGATCCGCAAGGAGAACCTTGACGTGATGCGCGTGTTCGACACCGAGAAGAACGGCTGGCGCTCCTTCCGCATCGACTCAATCAAAAAGGTTGTCTCCAACGAATAACATGAGCATCCAATCCATCATCAAGCAGGGCAACAGCAAGAAGGTCAAGAAGCCGCGTGTTCGCTCGGCTGCAGGCATCACCGCCTACGACGCTCGGTACACGGGGTCCGAGCCCATCTGGGACGGCTGGGCGGACTGGCCCGTCACGAAGTTCATGCACGAGCGCAACCGCGCCCTTAATTTTTACAACTACTATTCCGACTCAAGCAAGATGAAGGTGTACGCCACCGAATGGATGGAGTCGCATGGTTACAGTAAGGACGACGTTCGTGCCGTCAAGCGTGCGCCCGACTACACCGTGGGTATCACAGCCGGCAGTCTCTGCAAGTGCATGAACCGCGGCATGCCTCCGCTTCACCCTGAGGCTCAGGCCTACCACGACTCTATGCCGGGCGTGGGCGGTACCGCCTGCTCGGACGAGTCCTTCGTGCGTGGCCGGTTGGCTGCTGCCATCCATGAAGGCCGCAAGATCGACGAGCCTGCCGATCCCACCAAGGTAGCCGCGGCCGGACCTTCTCCCATGGAACGTCTTCGTGTGAAGACGCTCGGCACCATTATTCTGGATCTTGATCTTCTTCTTGATAAGTGGATGGACTCGGCCAAGGAAGTCGAGGTGCTTCCCATCTTTGAGAAGATGAAGGGCTACGACCTGCCGGCGGCCGCCGGTGCTCAGGTTGAGAAGTGGATCTCCAAGCAGATGGCCGAGTACACCGCCGCGGTCGACAAGACCGACGAGCAGCTGGTCGAAGGCTATCGGTACCTCACAGCGAAGCAGCTCAAAGAACGAATCAACGCGTGCGAGACGATGCTGGCTGACCTGGGTAAGTTCAAACACTCGGAAAAGGCAGAACGCGCTCCGCGCGTCAAGAAGCTACCGTCGGCTGAAAAGCAGATCAAGAACGTCAAGTACCTGAAGCACGACGAGGCCCTCAAGATCAGTTCAATCAATCCGATTCGTATCGTGGGTGCCTACCGAGTGCTGGCCTATCACACCAAGTACAAGGTGATCTACGACTACGTGTCCACGTCGACCAATGGTCTTCAGATCAAGGGTACCTCGCTGAAGAACCTCGACGAGTCCCTCTGCCGGTGCCGTACTCTTCGCAAGCCCGAGGACTTCCTCACCATCGTTCAGAACGAGACGGCCAAGCGGATCGACAAGGCATGGGGTGCCCTTACCACCAAGGAGAAAAAGCCCAACGGCCGTCTCAATAGCGAGATCCTGCTCCTTCGCATCTTCGAACAAGCTTCTTAATATGCTCGATATAAACGCAAAACTCATTCAATGGTCTGAAACGTATTCTCAGAATTCAGACTCTTGCCAGGATATCGATACGGGCCAAGAACTAACTCTATCGTCCGCTGATGCGGGCGGTGGTCACTACATCATCCTTGAAACTACTCGCTGGGCCATCGACGCCGAAAACATCGATGCCTTTGCGCAGATGCTCAAGGACTTCATCAAGAAAGCACCGGCAGATCAATCTTTATCGCCAAGTGATGACGCGATGGATGGACATCACCTACGGGCCACCGAAACTTTATCATCCCTGACATCACTTAGTCCTTTACAAGGTTTACAAACGTGATAGAATAAGAATATCTTAAACATGCTAGATAATATCCTCACCAAACAAATCATGACTCAGCTTGTTGAAAAGCTGGTCTCTGAAGAACGTATGTCTTACATGGAGGCTGTTCTTCACATCTGTGAGGAAAGGCAGATCGATCCATTGGATATCGGCAAATTGATCGGACCCACGATCAAAGCCAAGATAGAAGCTGAGGCCATGTCGGCCAATCTGCTTCCCAAGAGCAATATGCTGTCATTTCAATGACAACGCACGTCGCAATTAATACGCAAGAATAAAAATGATCCAGCCGTGGGATGTCTATCTTATACATAACGCTTGTAAGCTACACTTCACCACGGATTCATACGACGCGCTGAAGTATAACTTCAAGACTTCTGCCAGACAGAAATCGTTCTTTGCACGGAAGGATAAGTTCTTTTTTGCCAAACTGGCCAAACAGTATCCAGAGAAGCAGCAGGTCATTGATTTTTTTGTGGCCAACTTCACCAAGTTCGGCGACGTCTATACATGGCAGGGTAAACCGGAGTACGAAGAGGCATACGTGGACTGGAAGAAACGTATGGAATCTCTCACGTATCTCTTCACGCAGGATGTGGATAAGCTTGCATCCTGGTGCGAGTCCCACGGTACGGGCATGGATGCCATCATATCGCCTCAAGGTCAGAGCCTTCCCATCTCAAAACTTTGGATCGAGCAGACAGTCTCTCTTGAGACCGTTGTCATACTCGACATACTCACAGACTTTATGGACCGAGCGAACAGTCAGATCACGGAGACAATCTTCTGGCCTGACTTCTTTCTCAAGGTTCGTAAGTACCGCCCGTTCCTACGAGTGGACCGAAAAAAATACCGTCAAATCGTATTAAAGAGGTTTACAAACTAGAACGTATGGTATAGGATAGAGCAGTTAGGATACAAACACACAACATACAACGCACACAAACCATGTCATTCGCAGATCTAAAAAAGAATCGTGCCAACGCCATCAGTAAACTGACGGCCGCGGCAGAAAAGATCGGTGGTGGGGAAAAGTCATATGAAGATAATCGCTTCTGGGCTCCCACCGTCGATAAAGCCGGCAACGGCTACGCAGTTATTCGCTTTCTTCCGGCTCGCGCTGGGGAAGAGCTCCCGTGGGTCCGTTACTGGGACCACGGCTTCAAGGGTCCAACGGGCCGCTGGTACATCGAGAACTCTCTCACATCGATCGGTCAAAACGATCCTGTGGGTGAGATGAACTCCAAGCTCTGGAACTCCGGACGCGAAGAGGATAAGGAAGTCGCGCGCACTCAGAAGCGTCGCCTTCACTACGTCGCCAACGTGATGGTGATCTCGGATCCCGCGAACCCCTCCAACGACGGAAAGACGTTCTTATACAAGTTCGGTAAGAAGATCTTTGATAAGATCGTCGACGTCATGCAACCCGCGTTTCAAGATGAGAAGCCCGTGAACCCCTTTGATTTTTGGGAGGGTTCCGACTTCAAGATCAAGATCCGCAACGTTGAAGGCTATCGTAACTACGATAAGTCCGAGTTCGCATCGGCTGCTCCTCTCCTTGGTGGGGATGAGAAGAAGCTCGAAGAGATCTATGGTTCGCTCCATGATCTTAAAGAGTTCGTGGATCCCAAGAACTACAAGTCCTACGCGGAACTGTCCCGTAAGCTTGTCGAGGTTCTGGGTGAGTCCGGTCAGGTCCTGACGACCGCCGAACAGACCACGCTCGATGAGTCGTCGGTCGCTCCGGTCCGTAAGACCGCTGTTGCCCCTGAGGCTCGGGAAGTCCCGGCCGCCGCGGTGGGCGATGATAAGGAAGGCGAAGAGGATACTCTGAGCTACTTTGCGAAGCTGGCCAAGGAAGACTAAGCTTCAGTCGGTACTACATCATGGCAAGGGCCGTTCCTTAACTGGGACGGCCCTTCTCGTTACGGCATACCCATACCGTACGCGGGAGTCAGCTGCCAGCTCGTGCGGTCGGGTATGTTGCTGCTGTTGTACGTTACGGAGGAGACGTTGTTCTGCACGGAACCCTTGCCGCCTGCTCCGCTGATGATGATGGGGTTGGCGCTCATATCAGCGTTGGCGTCGCTGGTGCTGTTCTGAAGACCATTCATCTGAGCGCCTGTGTCGGGCGCGCCACCCTTGGAGACAGCACCTACGCTTACCCCACCCGCCGACATCTGCCCACCCACCGCGGCGAACGCAGTTGCTCTGATCCATGGAAAATCATTGATCGCATCCATGCTGTCCTTGCTCAGCTTGGACAGCCCCTCCATCGCTGCGCTGATGTTGCTGATACCGGCTGCTGCCTTTTCGATGCCGTCGCCCGCCTGGCCGATCTTGATAAGTTGATCTACGGGACTGTCTCCGCCCAATGTAAGGAATTTGCTGACGAGATTACCAAGTCCCGCGGCTGCTTGACCAGCACCAAATGCTGCCATGGCCGCGCCGATGGCTATGATGCCTGCTGCCACCGACATAAGGTTACCTCCGCCTATATCCGTCAGCTTTTTAAGACCGTCGGCGAATGTATCCATGTTTGGACCTGCGAGAGCGAGCGCTGCTGCCAAGGGTATGAGCGCGACGCCCAGAGCACCAAGAGCTACGGCACCGAGCAGAATGAGAGGTGACATCGTGCCGAGCAGAGCAGCTGCGACCCCGATGACCTCAAGGCCTGCGGCGATCTTTAGAAAGCTTCCCAGGTCGATCTTGGACAGAGTTGTGAAGGAATCGGCGAGCTCCTTCATTGCAAACCCAGCGATCGCAGCGGCCACTGCGAACGGAACCAACGCGATACCCAGTAGAGCGATCGCCGCCGCACCCAACGCGATGAATTCGATATTGACCCCAAGGATGGCGGCAACGATCGACAGCAGCGAAAGCGCAGCGATTCCTTCGAAGACCGAACCCCAATCAACCGAAGCAAATTCTTGGAACGCTTTCGCCGAGATCCACGTGGCAGCCGAGAGAGCAAGAATGGCTGCCGCACCTTCAAGAATTTCGGGTCCAAGTTCACCCAAAAGAGTGGCCACGCCAGCCAGACCAAGCAGTGCAACTCCAGCTTTGGCCATATCTTCCCACTTAACCGAAGCAAATTCTTGAAGAGCTTTTGAAGTTACAAGAAGAGATGCACTAAGGATCAGCAAAGCCGCTGCGCCCTTGAGCACTTTGGCGTCACCAAATGCTTTGACGCCTTCAGCGATATTGACCATGACGTCTTTGATGACCTCACCAACTCCCTTTGCAAGGTTACCTACGCCTTTGGCTACGCCGGTTACGGTCTTAACAATTTGACTACCTGGTAGATCCGCGTCATTACCTTTGCCAACTGGAGCATCTGGCCCTGCTGTCGCGTCATTACCTTTGCCAACTGGAGCATCTGGCCCTGCTGTTTTTTCAACCATTAGCGTTTTAACCGCTAGGGTTTCAACTGCTGTTCTTTCAGCTCCTGGGGTTTCAGCTGCTGTTTTTTCAGCTCCTGGGGTTTCAGCTGCTGTTTTTTCAGCTGCTGGTGAGTTTTCTTCGGGCTTCTTATCTTTCCGCCCGGACATTCTATTACCAAAGTGTTTTCCCAACTCCAGAGTTCTTCCGGTCAGTGTATTCTCTTGAGACAGCTTCGCCATTATCGAGCCGCCTAGCGCCTTTACTCCTCCCTTGAGTCGTGCAGCTGATCTTTCAGGTTTTGCTTGGCCTGAAATAAGGCCTTTGATTTCTTTTGCAAAATCACCGATCAAACCAACGGCATCCATCCGAACATCCTTATCGAGTTGTTCGGGCGTTATCTTTTTTTCTTTCTCTTTTTTATCGCCTTTTTTCTCACCGGGCTTTTCACGATCACCGGTTTCTTTATGAAATTTGCGGTTTTCGTCCAGATTCTCACCAACAAAAATCTTGGTATCGGCCACATCTTCCATGATAAACTTGATACGCTCGGACATGGTATCAAGTGAGTGCTTGATTGGAACCAGCATACCAATGTTAAACTGATACTCCGGACCAAGGAATTCATCCAGATGAGCATAAATCGCTTTCAGGCATGATTCGATGCCGGCAGTTAATTTGTCGCCTTCGCCGTTGCCCATTTGAGGAATTGCGTCGATCGCAAGCTCCGCAGCCAGTTGCGTATTTTCCGCAACGCGCCCAAGCAGACCATTGCTCTGCGCAAGACCTTCTATGATCTGTTGAAACGGTGTGTCTTTGGATTCCTCGGCCATGGTATTAGTGACGTCGTGATTTTGATGCGGCTTCAGCTTGACGCTTGCGAGCCCGTTCGTTTTCTTCCTTGATATGCTCAATCAGCATCGAAACATAGATCTGCCTCTCCCACGGAATCATGCCTTCCAATTCTGTAAGGCTGTATTTGTGATGCTGCATCATGGCGAAGTTCGTCTGATAGTGATTTGCAAGCGTGTCGTGGGAGAGGCCTATTAGAAAAAATTCTGCATTCCGCTCAGAGTGATCTCATTCTGATGACCGCACTTGGCGTTAGAGCACTTGAACTTGGCCACGTGCTCCAGCTTGGGCATGGCCTCGATGAATGCTTGGATCTTGGAGAACTGAGCTTGGTTGAGGCTGTCAATGAACTGCATCATCTCGGCCTTTGTCTGCTCAGAGGACTTATAGACCTTGGCTTCATCATAGATCGAATCGATACAAGAGACGATGACGTCGATCGCAGAACTCACCTTTGAGTCATTGGGCTTTTCGCCTGATACAACCAGGTTGGTCGCGGCCTTCATCTTGGGCCAGGACATCGTCACGCCCACTTTATCAGTGAGCTTGATGTTGGCGCTGGGGCGACCGGTCATGTCGATCTCCACTTCATCCAGATTGATCTCAACGGGAGTGGATGTTTCACATTTCTCGCACTTGATCTTGACCTTGCTGGTTTCGCCCACCGATTTGGCGCGCAGCTTGAGAAAGATGTACTCAAGATCGAACGTGCAGAGAGTATCTGCGTCGATCTTACCGAACGTGCAGTTCGATATGACTTCCTTCATGGCACCCAGGATCTGATTTTGATCTTGGGACTCCATGGCGATCATAAGGATCTTTTCTTCTTTGACCAGGTAGGGGCGGTAACTTACTTTCTTTCCCGTGGAGGGAATCTTCACTTCATACTTTGGTGATTCAAGGATTGGTAGGGGCATATAATTATGGTTTAGGGTTTATGACAAAATTGTAAAGTTCTCGTAGGCCATGCTCACAGTGAACTTTTGAACTCTATTCTCGGTGACAAAATTGTAAAGTTTTCGTATGCCATCGTTACGGTAAACTTTTGAACTGTATTCTCGGCGGAGTTGTCTAAAGTAACTGCGGCGAGAGAAGTTGGAAAGGCATTATCGAGTCTGACGCTGTATATGCTTAGATCGTCGCCGTCGGCTCCAAGACTTTTCGCAAGCTGGTGGATCTCTATATGACCTGCGTACTCGCTCATGTATTTGGCTTTATAGTTAACAAAATCCACCGCTGACTCAGCCCACTTATCAAAGATCTTCTTGGCAAAATAGTCGTTCGTGAGAATGAACGAGAAGCTCACTTCATCCGTAGAGAAGCCGCTAGGGATCTTGTAGGACTGCTGCAGCAGCTGGTAATCCACCGTGGCGATCTGACGTCCAGGCAGCGTACAATTCTCGCAGAGTATCTCCAGATCGCGCGTGACACCTTCGCTCAGAACCGCGAACGGTGGCGTTACGATAACTCGGAACCGATTCGGGACAGCTACGCCGCCTCTGCCTGAAATTACTGACTTTAGTTTATCGATGTTCATCAGTTGGATTGATAGATCTTTTGCGATTCTTTCCAGACCTTGGTTTTGTTGGCTTTGGCGAACTGTTCGATGGGAAGGAAGATGGCAGTTTCCCAATCAGGGGCATAGACCTGCGCGATCCTGCTTTTTACGTGCCCGCTCAGGTAGTGCTTGAGACAGGGCGAGAACTGCCGAAACCGACGAACGCTCGCGAGCAGCTCGTATCGAACTCGAAGGCGCGACCGTTCGGTCAGCTGTTCGCCGCCGGACATCGTGGACATGAGCTTGTCGAGAAAAACCGCCCGCACGTCCGGCCTCAGGTAGTGTAGATTGAGACCCAGGAACCCACCCTCCGCGGGCTGAAGGGCGATGACGAGAGGAAAGCGGTCGTAGTAGGGAAGAGTGTCCTTGGTCTTGGGGTCGTACACAAACATGAACATGTGACCCCAGATCGGCTTGGATCGAACCTTGAGAGCATCGTCGTTCAGCAGCGTCTTACGGCTGATGCGACCGTTCAGTTCTTTGACCCTCTCAGCAAACCAGGTTTTGGCCTCTCGCGATCGAGATTCGTAGCCCTTTGCGGTGAGCTCGGTCCGAAGAGTATTAAAGAGAGAAGCCATTCGAAGATCTATTTATAACTCTTTAGATGATCTTGATGCCCAGTTTTTTTAGAGTGTCCTCCGTCCAGATCTCAAAGATCCATCCACGGTCGGCCGCATACGACTGCGCAGCCTCCCATTTTGAGATGTTTTTGGCATAGGTGAGAACCTCGGTGATGAATCGCTTCCCCTGCCTGCCCTTGCTCTTGGGTGGTTCCGTCTCTTTGGCAGGTTTGACCTCGATGAGAAAAGTTCTACCGTCGGTGAAGGTCATCTTGACGTCGACGAAGTAGCGATGAAGCTTGTTGTCGGTCTTGCATCGATATGGCACGACGGTCTCCTCGGAAGACCAGCTCTCCACGAACGTCTGCGAGTCGAGCCACCTAAAAAGCTGCCGCTCCCAAAGAGAACGGTAGACGATGCCAGTGGGATCGCCCTTGTACTTCTTGGGATGCAGCGGAATGAATCGGCCTTTATACGTCATGGAAATTCATATAAATACAACAAACCCTATTTATGGCTACCGATTACTTAACTGGAGCGCAAACTCAGCTCAAGTCCGCACTGTACGTATTTCCTCAGGAACTTCGAAACACCTCGAACCATTGGTCCTTTATGTCGTTCTGCGCAACTGACAGCGTTGCGATAGGTGCGCCAAGCTCAACAGTTT